GGGTCCGGATCGAGTTGCTGAGATTTTTTGATTGCTGCGACCTGCTCGAGGACCATCCGCTCGTGCAGGTCGGGGACCTGCTCCTGGATTCGCTGGAGGAGCTCCCGGCCGGCGTCCTGGCGGCCCCGGTAGCGGTAGAGTCCTTGGTCATTCCCGGAGTAGCCGGAGAGTAGGCGCAGGTGGCCGTAGACGAGGCGGTAGACCCACCGGCGCCCTGGCTCGTGGTTCATCACGGCGCGGAGGTCCTCGCGGTCCTGGCGCTTGCGGTCCTTCTCGCGGCGCCGCGCCGAGGCCTGGGCCTGCTCGTCCGAAAGGGTGCCTGCCTTCTTCGTCATGCCTGGCCCACTCCTGGCGCGAGACCTGCGCCGCTAGCGGAGATGAGCCGAGAGAGAGCGCTATCCCCGCGTATGTCCGTCTGAGAGAGTGTCTGCGCGCCCTGGGCCACCGTCTGGGCGGTCTGAGCGCCTTGCGCGGCGAGCTGCGCTTGCTGGGCTTGCTGCGCCTGCTCGGTCCTCTGCTTGCGCATGGCGAGGACCTCCTCCTCTGCGCGCAGGAGCTCGGGATTCAGGCCCACGGCCGCGGCATACTCTCGGGCGGCCTTGTCGGGCTCGAGCACGTCGATCACCTCGGGGAGCGCCGCGGCGAGGTTGCCCATGTAGCTGGAGAATCGCTCGATGGAGACCACGCCCGTGAGCTTCTGAGCGGCGGCGAGCACGGAGACGAATTCGATCTTGAGCTCGGTCCCCTGGAGCTCCGGGGGCGGGGGAGGGATGAGGCCGGCGCGGTTCATGATGCCGAAGACGCGGGCGATCATGGGCCCGAATTTCTCGTAGTGGAGGCGCTCGAGCGCGGGGCCTATCTGGAGGGACTTCTCCTCCTTGCGCTCCTCGATCTCGGTGGCCGTGATCTGCCGGCGGTCCGTCTGGCTGAGCATCATAAAAATCGAAACGAGCATCGCGTCATCGATCCTCTGCTCGTGGCGGAGGATCTCCTTGCCGATCTCGGAGAGCGCGCCCGGGTCGATCCGGATCGCGGGCTGGAAGGTCTGCCCGCCGGAGACCGTGTCCACGTAGGTGATGTCCCCGGGGAGCAGGGAAGCGCGGTCCTCGCGGAGCGAGGAGGGGCCGACCATGGGGGGATTCACGTACTTCTCCAGGGCGAGGAGCTTGCGGGATTCGAGCTTCTGGAGCGCCTTCGCGTCGCCGAGGCAGTCCATCGCGGGGGAGCGCCCGTAGACGTCCCCCGCCGTGAGATACCACCGGGAGGCGGCGAAGGGCTTCTCCTCGTAGCCGGACTCCAGGAGGAGCTGGTCCTCGTCCGAGGCCACCTCGAACCAGGTGCTCGCCCAAGGCATGTCCCGCGCGAGCGGGCTCGCCTCGTCGCGCAGGGAGCGGGGCTCGACGACGTGGCATACGTCGTGCCAGGTGTCGAAGTGTTTCTCTTCGTACTCGCGGCGCACGGACGCGGAGCAGGCCTCGAGGCCGAATTTCTGCGCGAGCTGGCGCACGGTCATCCGGAAGGCGCGGTAGAGCGTGTCGACCTGGCCGTCCTCCCCGCAGGCGAGGCAGTATTGGCCGATCGGGATCGTCTCGGCATGGAGGAGTTTGTCTCCGGTCTTCGCGGGCTCAATCCAGAGGAGGCCAGTCCCGAAAACGCCCTCCTCCTCGTAGCCGCGCGCCAGGGCGAGGTAGAGATCCGAGGAGGCCATGGCCTTCCTCATGCGCTCCTCGACCCAGTGCAGCCAGACCTTGGCGGCGTCCTGCTCGGCGAGCTCTGGATCAGGTGTGGTCAGTCTGAACCACGTACGGGAGGGGGACGAGCAACCCGCCATCATTCCGGACGCGAGGATCCGGACGGCGTTCAGGGGGCTCGAGTTGACGATTTTTTCATTGAGCTTGGCGCCCTTGTTTTGCTCGGACGCGAGGAAGCGCCCGAGGCGCGGGCAAAACTGATCGTTGAGGTCGCGCCAGAGATCGAGCCACGAGGCGCGCTCGAGCTCGAGCTCGGCCTTGCGCTGGAGGTACTGGGCCTTTTTGGAGAGCGCGGCCATGGGTCCTCACTTGCGGCTGAGCCGGGATGAACCGAGCGCGAAGGGCCCGCCGGGCCCGTAGAGCCACGCGGGATCCCACTTGACCGGGTTCGGCTTCGGGTTCGGAATGCGGACGTCCCGGTCCGCGAGCGGAGTCAGGCCGGCCGGCTCCGTGGTCGGTCCCGTGCCTGGGTGGTCGCCGGAGTGGAAGGTGCCCGCGTAGCCCTTGCGCGCGGCCATGCGCGCCCGGAAAGCGGCCTCCGCGTCCATCGCGGCGCGGTCGACCGTCTCGCGGGTTGGTAGCTTGCGGTAGGGCTCCGGGAGGGGCATGGGAGCTGCAGGCGTGGTCTTGAGGTGCGGGTCCTCATTTGTGCTGTATTTCCCGGGGCCTGCGGGGCTCTCCGTGCCGAAGCGCTTCGGTTCCTCGAGGGTGGTTCCGGGGTCCTCGTTCCCGAAGCGCCGCGGCTCCTCGAGCGTCGTCCCGGGGTCCTCGGAGAAGGGGTTCGCATACTTCGGTTTGTCCGGGTCGATCGCGTTACGGCGGACGTCGTCGCCGATGCCTCCCGCGTAGTAGGGCAATCTCATAGCACCCATCAGCAAGCCTCCTGTCTGGCCTCGGCGTCGAGCTCGGACACGCACCGTCCCTCTCGCGGGCGCAGGGAGGCGCCGCGCTGGGCGAGCTCCTCGGCGAGCGCTCGAGGGCGGACGGGGAACGCGAAGGTGAGGGCGAGGGCGTCGGCCTTGTCTGGAGAGCGGAGACCTCGCTTTTTCATGCTGTCCTTCGATTCGAGCTGCATCCGGCCCGAGTCGTTCTTGTGTTGGACTTTGGGCCCGGCGAGCTGGGTCAGGAGCTCGTGGTCGCGCGGGGGGAGGGAGCCGACCTTGAGCCAGTCGCGCAAGGAGTCCCACATTTCGATTCGCTTGTTCTCGTACCTCGGTTGGCTGGCCTTGCCCCCGAAGTCCACGCCGTGGATCCGCTTGTAGCCGAGCATCCGCAAGCGGTCGAAGACCCCAGCTCCGCAAGCTCCCATGTCGATGAAGGTCGCGTCCGGGTCCCAGCGCTCGATCTCGCCGGCGACGATATCCGCGACCTGCATCGTGTCGAGCTTCGCCTCCACGCGGAAGGGCTCGACGTGGAGGCCCTGACGGAAGGCTAGGACGGTCTGATCGTCTCCCATCCGCGCGACGTCCACGCCGAGGATGCGGGGGGCGAAGCGGTACTCGGCGAGCTCCACCGTCCGCTTCGTCGCGAGGCTCGCGTCGATGAGGCTGATCAGGGTGTCGGTCGCGGCGGCGGTGAAGTCGCAGTAGAGCTCCTGAGCGAGCTCGTTCGGCCGCATGTCGCGCTTGAGGGCCTCGAGCTCGTCGTCCGGGATGAGTCCGGTATCGTCGACCGTCCGGAGGTCCGCATACCAGTTTGGATCCGCGCCGGAGCTGGCCGTCTCGTAGACCTGCTGGAAGGCGTCGGGCCCGTTCGGCGTCCCGATGAAGATGGCCCACCCGCGCCGATCGATGAGGGTCGGCCGGAGAATCAGAGTCCAGGTGTCCGGCCTCATGTCGGCGTACTCGTCGAGGACCACTCCGTCCCAGTACACCCCGCGGAGGGAGGGAGGGTTGTCGGCGCCGAGGAGCCAGATCGTGGCGCCGTTCGCGAGGGTCACGACGTGGTCGCTCTCATTGATCTTGGTGCCCGGAAGCCGGAGGGCGAAGTCCTTCAGGTAGGGCCAGGCGATTGCCTTGGCCTGCTTCAAGAAGGGGTCCACGTAGGCGTACCGCGGACGCGGGAGAGTGCACGAGCAGGCGGAGAGGAAGAGCTCTCCGAGCGCCCAGAAGGTCTTGCCAGCTCGGCGGTGCCATACCACGACAGAGAATCTCTTCCGGGCCGCGTGGGCCTCGCGCTGGTGAGGGTAGGGCACGAAGCCCAGCTCGACACGGGCGACGGTCATTCCTGCCCCTCGTCATCCGTCGAGGCCTTCGCGGCGTAGGGGTCCGCCACCTGGATCGAGGTGACCTGCCCCGAGACCTCCACGCGCTGGCGGGTGAGCCCGAGGTGGTCGCAAAGGGTCCGTAGTGCCTCCACCTTCGGCCAGAGCTTGATCTTCTTCACGACGAACGGCATTTCCGCGGCGCGATCGAAGCGCTCCTCGCTCTCGAGGGAGGCGACCGCGGCGGCGGAGTCATCGGAGAGCAGGTGGGGCGGGAGGAGCTTGCCGTCCTGGGCGAAGTGATCGCGGATGTCGGAGAGGGCGATGCGGGAGAGCTCGCGGATCACTTTGTCGGCGAGGTCCTCGTTTCGCTTCTCGAGCTTCGAGAATGCCGCTTCGATGGCGGCGCGAACCCCGACGCAAGCCAACAAGCGGCCCGCCTGGGCCTCCGCGGTGGTCTTGGCGTACCCCGCCCGGATCGCGGCCTGCTTGCCGTTCTTGTCTTTCAGGTATTCAGAAACGAAAGCGCGTTGTCGGGCGTTGAGCCCTGGCTTCCTCGATGTCTTCGGGGTCTTCGGAGTCTGCAAATTCCGTCCTGGCAACCCTTAGAGGCCCCTCCCCGGGGTTGGTCGGGGAGGGGAGACTGCCTTCGCGAGGAGGTAGCTAGGCTCCGATCTGATCTTTACCCTGAGTGCGGAGATCAGTGCAACAAACCTGTATACCTCTCACCACATTTATGTTGACAGACAGAGTCTATCTGTTAGCACGAGGACATGAAAACCTGCACGTTCCCAGGATGCGCTCGAGATGCCCGAGTCCGAGGCCTCTGCTCGGCCCACTCCGTCCAGCGAGCTCGAGGCCGGCCACTCACGGCCCTACGCGGGCCCCATGGTTCTTTCGTGGGGCGCCGTAAGGTGCGATGCGCGCTCTTCCTCGAGGATGCAGACGTCCGTCTCCTCGAGGACCTCGCGGCGCAGCACAAGGTCCCTGTCTCTTTGGTCGCCACCAAGATCGTCGAGGGGGCGTTCAGCCAGGGCCTCGAGATTGAGCTCTAAAGCGAGGTCCGAGCGTGGAGCTTGTCTCTCCACTCTCCGATCGCGCACTCCACCCGCAGGACCGCGGCGAGCATGAGGGCATTCTCGGCCGAGAGGCGGGCGTTCTCGGACCGCTGGTGGTCGGTCGTCCGGATGAGCCGCGCGATGCATGCGGCCGAGGACTCGCCCGGCTCCCGGACTCCGGATAGGAGCTGGGCCACGGCCTCGATCTCGCGCGCTATCAGGTCTTCCTGCGGGTCAGTCTGCACGGGTCCCTCCCTCCTCGATGTCTACGAGCACGGCCCAGGCGCTCCGTTGCTGCGCGTAGCGCCACTCTATCCGCGGGTCGCCATCGTCTACGGCCAATTGCCTCGCGATCTCGTCCCGGATGCCCTTGAGCGCGGGCGGGAGATTGTCGTCGTCCAAGCGCCGGCTCCCGGGCGTGCACCTGGTGAGCGTGATCCGCCAGGACTTGAGCTTGCGGGCGGCGCATCTCTCCGCGTTCGGCATGGCCATCCAGGCACCCCAGGTGCTCGCGCGCTCGGACTTCGTCCTGCGCGCCCGGACGAAGGGGAGCTCGTGGGCGTTCGCGGCCGAGACGGTGCGGATCGGGATCGTGATTTTCATTTCGGCGGCCTCACCTTGCCGGTGGCGCGCTCGACGAACGAAGCTACTCGAGGATGGCCTTCCGCCTGGCGGATCTGCTGTCGGAGCTGCTCTATCCGGTGGGCCCGGAGCCGCTCTACGATCGAGCGGGCGGCCTCTTCGGTGAGCACGCGCGGGGCAGGGGAGGCAGGGGCAGGCTTCTTTTTGGGTTTCATGCGGTCATCTCCTCACGGTGAAGTATCGGTCCCACACCCAGAGCAGGCCGACCACCAGCGCTCCCACGGAGAGGGAG